AGGTCGTTTGCAAGTTTTGCCTCAACATCTGCAAGAGTAATAACCTCACGCATCCCATTGATGCGTGCTTTCATCATCGCGTCACTGATATCTTTGTCTGCGTCTCCGCTTGGGTCCGTTTCCGGATCAGCGTAATCTGTAGGCGTGTATGAAGTTGGTGCATTGATTGGCCGACCCGTCATGCGGTCATACTCAATACCTGCAACCGTATAAGTAGTCGCAAGTTTCATGGCAAGAGACAAATCATCTGCAGCAATTTTTGCTGCCTTTAGTTGATTCTTGAGCTGTCTAATCATCCGCCCATTGCCTTCTGTCTCGAGGCGATCTTGCAGCTCTTGCACTTTGTCATTCATCTCGCGGAGCCTATCATTGGCCTCCTTGTTAGTTGTCTCTCCAGCTATCACTGACTTGTTGAACTCCGCATTCTTTCTGCTGTGCTTAACCAAGGCAACCGTCGCAGCAGTAATGCCTGCGGCCAACGCGACCCAAGGATTAAGCAACGATGCGGCAGTAAAGCCTTTCATCGCAACAGTGGCCTTGCCAAAGGCAGTGCCAAGTGCTGTTGCAATCCCTATAAGATTCTGCAAAGCCAATGCAATGCCAGCTGCGCCAGCAACAATCAAAAGCTCTTTGAAATTCGCAATCAAGAACGAGGACGCATCTAAAAGTGCGTTCAATCCATTCGCCGCAGCGACTGCGCCGGCCTTGATTGCAGGAAGAATATCCAGGACAAACTTACCAAAAGCTTGCTGCAGTTGAGCGCCAATTGGCTGCAAAGCCTCTCCAACTTCTCGACGCACTTCTTGAAAAGCAACCGTAGCTCGCGCACCAGCATCTGCACTGCTGTCAGCAATCGCACGCGCCGTTTCTTCATACTCTGGGCCGAGGCTGATAATAAATTTCATCAACTCATCAAGTCCAACAGTGCCAGCCTTCAATGACTTCTGAAGCTCAGGCAATGTCATCTTGTTTGCCTCTGCGAACTTGGTGACAGCGCCAGGCAACCTTTCACCTAACTGGCCTGAAAGTTCCTCGGCACTCACCTTGCCCTTGGAAAAGGTTTGCACCATTGCAGTTATCGCAGACTCAACATCCTGCGCTCCACCACCTGTTGCCTTGATTGCAGACGTGATGTTTCTGAATACAACCTCTGCATCGCCTACATTGCCGCCAGCACCAATAACAGCTGCGGAAAGACGTGTAATTCCTCTGGTTGATACATCAATGGGTACGTTGAAATCTTTGGTGACTTGATTTGCTGCTTTTAGCGCGTTGGTGTACTCAGGACCGGCAACGCCTTTCAGCGCAATTTCAAGCTTTTGCAGTTGGGCTGCATATTCAGAAGTCGCGCCGAGCGCTTCTCGCATCATCTTGACTTGAGCGCCAAGTGCTGCGCCTGCAGCAACACCAGCGACACCACCTACGGCACCACCAACTGCTGCACCCAATGCGCCCTCAGGCCCACCAAATACACCACCAGCGGCGATACCACCTAACCCTTGCGCAAGACCACCAATCGTTGGACGACGACGACGCTTGTTTAACTTTTCGAGTCGACGGTCTACTTTTTCAATCTCTATGCCAAGTTCACGGAAGTCTTGACTGGTGGGGTCAAGACCAGCTCGGAGCTGTGCAAATGCAGTTCTTTGCGCTTGCAGGCTGTTAATGCTTCCGTTAGATGCAGCAGCCTGTCGATTGATCTCAGCCGTGACTTGCGAAAGTGAGCGACCCATCATCTCGGTCGCTGCTTTGGTCTCAGCAGATCCAATAGACGCAATTGTTCTAAAAAGACCAGTAGCTTCTGCTGGTTGGTCGAGCATTAAAGGAGGCAAGGCTCCTCTCTCTCTGCGCCTGCGATTCCTAGCTATGGATTTAGCCACAGGATCAGTCTCGCCACCGAAGCGACCCAAAGTTCCCAGCCGTGACCTAATTTCAGCTTTTCGACCAGTTGGGTCAAGAGGATCTATGTCAAGTTGTTTTTGAAGACTATTGATTCTTTGCAAAGTTGATATGTACTCTTCCCCTCCAATAACAAGATTGCCCAAGTCAGAACGAAGCTCTCTTAACTCCATCTGAACATTGTTTGTAGTCGCAGGCAGCTCATTCAACTCTCCCCCAAACGTTTTTACAATTTCAGCCGCAGTCCTTAGTTTTTTATTATTATCAACTTGCGCTTTAGTGACCGCTTGTATTTGTGCCTGCAGCCTATTCTCTAGCCTGATTCTTGCTTCAGCTAACACATTTTGCCTGGACTGCTGCGCGACAAACTCCTGACGCAAACCGCCCTGCTCATCAAAGGGCAGTTCCGCTGGGCGGCTTGCAGCAAAAGCCTCCGCCTCTAAGAACCTGCCTGGAGTCGCTTTTACAAAAGTGCCTCTACGCCTGACCGCAGCTTGACTCGTCTCAGCAGTTTGCTCAGCCTTCTTCAGCTTTGCCTCGTAGAAAGCAATATCTTTGCCCAGCTGTTGAAAGGTTTTGCTGTTAAGTGCGGCTTGACCTTGAAGACCTTTTAGGGCTGTAACTTGCCCTTTGATTACACTTATGCTCTCTCCACCTTTTACTGAATAGTTCTTGATCCCTTTTGCAATTTCTTGCAAGCTTTTGCTAGTGATATCAGCAGTACTGCTGAGCCCTCTAAGGCTGCCTTTCAGCTTGGCAATCTCTTCAACGCCTTCAAGGCCAAGCTTGATCCTGAGTTCCTCAAGAGTCTTAGCCATCTGCCTTCTTGCTGAATTCGCGGAGTGCAGCGGATTCCATAATGCGGAGACCCTCTAGCATTTCGCGACGGTTCTCCACATCATAAAGGTCAAAAAGCCCTCCGGAAACCAGTAGCACGTCATATCGCAAGCCCACATATCCAGCCATGCTGACGGTCCATTGGGTCTGCATGCGCAGGAACATCGTGACGATGTCCCAGTTCTCATCCCAAACCTCAAAGTCTCCTGACTCTTCTTCTTTGGGTGCTGGCAGTTCTATGCCGAAAGCGGCGGCATCATCCTGAGTGTTGTCCTCAATGACTTTGCCGCCAGAAGCCCAGTAGACCGCAGCCTCTTTTAGTTTCCCGCTTGCGCCTCACCGTAAGTTTTGGTGTAAGCAGCGAGCACCGCTTTCAACCAATCCACGTCGTCAGCAAAATCATTAAGCTCAGCCTCGGAAAACTTGATATCGTCTCCGTCCTCATCCTTAATGCCTTCCCAGCCAACAAGAACTTTCTTGAGCAAAGATGCACCCTCTGACTCCGTAACGCCCTCTAGCTCAGACATCTTCACTCGCTTGAAGATTGCCGTGAACTCAGATTTCTCGAACTTGCCAGGCTTGGTGTTGCTGGGCTCTTGCACTTCGACAGGCCACTTGAAGGTTTTTACCTTCTTACGAACAAAAGCCATCAGATAAATCAAATAAGCTGGCTCAGCATACACAAAAAAAGGGAGCCCGCAAAGGCTCCCTGCAGACCCCAAACACCTGGAGCTTACCTGTACTCAAGTTCCAATTCATCATTGCCTGCTGTGCTGGGCACCGCAGTAAACGGAATCTCCAGCATCGCAATACCGTCAAGGTCTCCATAAGAGACATCGGCGATGTCAGCCTTAGCTGTACTCACTTTCACTTTGTTGCCAGCAGCCGTGCCATGCGTGAACTGCATGACTCCAAGCGTGTCAGCCAAAGCTGTAGCGAAGTAGTCCTTCGTTGCGATCGTGACAGCCTCAAGTGAGACATTGCCGCTCATGGAGCGGTCTACCAAAAGGACTTCAGCAGTCGTAGAACCCACGAGTTCGCGGTAAACGATCTCATTGCCAACATCCAGGCTAAAGCTGGAAAGCTTGGCTGTCGTAAGACCCATCACGCTTACGTCAGTAGTGTTCCCCTTCTTGAAGATCAAAGGAGTTGCCTGGTCGGCGTAAGTGACAGTCGGCTGACTGCTGTCGTCTGGAGCAACATAAATTCCAGTCATCGTGAAGTCGATGGTTGGAATTTCGCCGACGTTGGCGTTGATCGAGAACGTTCCGCGAGCACCTGTCACCTTATGGCGGACACCATCAATGTTGTAGTGAATGGTGACTGAAGAGAAGCCTGTGCTGACAGGGTCGTAAGTGACGGTGGTATTGGCAACAATCGTTTCGGAGAAGCCACAAGCCTTGAGAGCCTTACCGTAACGAGGTGCAGTACCCGCAGTGCCAGAGCCTGCAAGCTCAACGCTGAAGGTGCATTCAACGCGAGTGTTGGCCAGCAGCTGTTCTGAAGCTCCGAGGTAAGGACGGATCAAGTCCCGACTGACAATGTCACTTTGTTGAGGTGTGATGCTCAGATCACGAACCAGTACTGCGTCAGCTCCGTCAGGAGAAGCGTCAGTCCCGTAGGTCGACTCCTCCTCGATCAGAATCAGGCGTTTGCG